GTTGATGCATTGCTTGCTGAGGTTGCTGCATTGGTCTCTGAAGTAGATGCAGCACTAGCGGATGTTGAAGCCTCTGATGCTTTGGTTGTTGCAGTACTTGCGCTGGAGGCTGCTGATGTTGCTGAGGATGCAGCGTTAGTAGCTGACGTAGATGCGCTAGAGGCGCTTGTGGAAGCTGCTGAGGCACTGGCTGCTGCATTGGTTTCAGCAGTCTCTGCATTAGTTTCTGCAGTCTCAGCGTTGGTTTCAGCAAGCTCTGCTGCTGTCTGTGCTGCCTGTGCTGCTATCTTAGCTGCTTCAGCTGCTGTAGCGTCTGTTGATACAGCTGCCTCGCTAGCTGCTGCTGCAGTTGCACTAGCGGCTGCTGCGGTTGCAGAGTTAGCTGCTTCGTTTGCTTTAGTAGTGGCAGTCTGCGCATCAAGTGCTACCTGAGACGCATACGCATCCGTAGACGAGTCTCCTGAACCACCATCACCACGATATATTGGCATTAACTACTCCTACAAAAACAAACAAGAAAAGAGAAAACCCCTCCGAAGAGGGGCTAGAGGGTTGCTTAGCCGTTGACAGCTAAGACAAAACCAGTCTCAGGACGCAGTACCTGAGTACCGTATAGACGGTCAGCAGTGTACAAAGTACCTAAGAACTCTTGCTTGTACTGAGTTTGAGAGCGAACGCCCTGCTGCTCAGCCATTACCATAGTGTCCTTGTGACCAAGGATAGCACCACGGACTGCACCACCAGCTGCGTTTTCAGCTGCAGTTTCAATGGTGGGGCAGTTGCTGGTTACGTAGATGTCAATACCGTAAAGGTTACCGATCTTGCCATTAACAACACCACGACCATCTACGAAGTCAGAAGACACGTAGCGATCAATACCCATGATGGCGTTACGCAACGAAGGAGGAATAGCAAGGAAACGTCCGTCCATAGGAGTATCCTGATCATCCATCTTCTGCACCATGTCACGGAAGAAAGCATCAGTGAACACGTCAGCAGCTGCTACAGTATCAACTGCGTAAGCAGTAGTACCAGTAGAAGCATCGTTGTAATAGGTGTTGCTGTGTACCCAAGCAGAACCGTCACCGTCACCAAAAGACTTACCTAGAGTAAACAAGTCATCATCAACTTGCTTAGCAAGAGCGTAACCAGCATCACCAGTGTAGAACTGACGAAGAGACGCAAGAGCCTGTGCTTCAGTAATGTCTTCAATCAAACGAGAGTATTCAAAGTGCTTGTTGATAGTAACCGTTACTTCGGTCTCAACAGCATTCTGAACAGTTACTGCTTGGTTTTCCACCTTAGCATTCGCAGTACCACGAGTGGGCTTGGGAATGTGGATGGTGTCGCCTTTCTTACCTGTCATAGACATTTTCTTGACAAGGTTAGCAAGGACAAGGTTTTTCTCATAAGCAGCAATAACCTCATCACTCCAGATTTCTGGAATAAAGACTGCTGCTGAAGTATTATCTACAAAACCGCCTGTAGCTGGATAAGTTGAAGTAGCCATTAGATTCTCCTAAATGTTAGCTATTTAACCCTTCCCTCTGCATAAGCCTTCATGATCTCGTCAGATAAGCTTTGGTATCGGTCTGGGTCAGTTTTCATAAGTTTAATAATGTCTGCCCTGCGATAGACCTTACGTGACTTAGAGTCAGGATTGCCACGGACATTGCCAGTGTTAGCTGCCTTAACAGCCTCTTTGCGTCCTGCTTTCTCTGCCTGTACAGTTTGCTTGACAGTTGCTTGACGCTCTTTCCACAACGTGAACAGTTCATCAGCAGCTTCATAGTCATACTGTTGGTCAGCTTGTACGAATAATTGAGTCCTAATCTTAGAGGCTTTGATCCAATCTGCAAAGCGATTATCCTGAAGGATCGTCTGCATGTCTGGGTGTTTGCTCTGAAGCTGTCCTAAAGCCGTAGCTTTCTTGTACTGTTGAGTATACTGTTCAGCTTCTTTAATCTTAGGATGATTCTCAATTTCTTTTCTTACAGCTGCTCGTGGGTCAGTGTAATAGTCAATATCATCATCGACAGTTTCTTCTGGTGCTTCTTTTTGTTGTGAGAGTTGTGTCTGAATATAACTATCAACAACCTTTCTTAACTCACCTACTTCAGAGCTTTGACGACCTAAAAGCTTTTCAGCTTCTTGGTGCATTCTAGCTAGTTCAGCGGCTGACTTACCTTTGTACTTATCAGGTAAATCATCTTCAGTTTCTTGAGTTACCTCTTGTTGAGGCTCGAACTGTTCTTCTTGTGTATTAAGGTCGGTTGTATCTACGTTATCCTCTTCAGGACGCTCATCTATTAGCTTTGCTGCCATTATTAAACTCCGTGCATTAGCATTATGGAGGTTGGTTTTGTAGAAGGTTTCTTACGAAGTTGCCTTCCGTTCTTGTTGTATCTTCCGTTCTCGTTCCTTAGCCCACTTCATGGTCGCTCCAGCGAAGCCACCACTAATAGGATCAAGGACAGACTTAACAGGAGATATCACCTTCTTAGCATCTTCACCGCAGTCGCACCTAGTAACCTCGATGTCGCTGCTAAGATAGTGTTCTGTTACGTGACCGTTAGGACACTTAAAGTCTCTAAATATTCTCATCTTGATCTTCCTGTTCAGCTATCTCTTGAGCAGCTGCAACTTGAGTTTCAAGGTTAAGAATGTTGTTCATTACAGCAAGTTGTCCTTTGCGAAAGAAAAGGTCTTGCTCGTCTTTAGCAAACTCTACAGAGTTGACAGTAGCTAAAGAAGCTTTCATGTCTTCTGTTAATATCTTCCATCCTTCTGAACGGAACATATCGTTTAAGTCTCTAAAGTACTTTTCAGTTTCTGGTGTCATTTTTACTGTTTCTCCTATTGACAGGACAGTCTTTATATGTTATGTATGAGTATATTATATCATACTTTTAGTAAAAAGTCAAGTTAATTTTTTGTAAACTATTTACTTTCTACGTGCAGTTGTCCTACGTGCAGGAGCTTTACGAGTAGTAGGCTTACGTGCAGGAGCTTTACGAGTTGCTACAGGCTTACGAGCTGCTGGAGTTTTCTGAGTTGTAGTAGCTTTAGGTGGCTTAGTATACGTAGTCGCTACAGGCTTTTGTGCTGATGGAGTTTTCTGAGTTGTAGTAGCTTTAGGTGGCTTAGTAGAAGGCGTTGCTTTAGAGCCGTGCACCTTGTTGGTTGCTTCGTATGCTTTTTGTGCTGCTGCTATTTTTTGCTGGCGAGCAGCATCTGCAGCCTGTTGAGATGCAGCGACTTTTGAAGCTGGATCTTTAGTTGGCATATCAGTAGATTTTTTTCCTGACATTACAGGACGACCGCGTTTGTTACCGTATGTACCTTTACCGTATGGCATAATTACTTCCTCTTTTTTGCTGTTTTAGCTGCTTTTTTAAAGTCTGATGCTTTGGGTGCGCCTTTAGAGCCT